AATTATAATTACTTATAACAATACTATTTTGACCACCAATATTTTCCCAATTATCAGCTCTAAGTGCTATAAATATATCATTTATATTAAATGTTTCATTGCCTACTAATACAACAAAATTATTATAATTATTTTGTTTAGATGAATAATTTTTAAATTTAAATATTGCTTTATTATTTGGGCTTAATGTTAATGGTGTAGTATAATTACCCCATCCACTAGTATTATTAATATTACCTATTACAATATTTGGATTATGTGTAGTTAATTGATTTTCACTTTCATTTATACCAATTACACCTGATTCAATTAATTCAATATGTGAATTATCTATTTCAATTGCAACAGATATTGTATTACGATTAATATTTTCTTTTGTATATTCTTCATAATATTGATAATTATGTGTATCAATATATTCATCTTGTTCACCAGATTGTTGACTTTCTTCAGTATATGTTTCCTTTTCAATAATTAAATTATCAATATAATTTGATGCATTATTAATACAAGAATCATAATCAATTATATTTAATACATTCGCATTTTCATCAATATAATTAATATTTGATTCTTGATATATTATTTGTGCATTAGATTTATCAATAATTTTATAAGAAATTGTTTTTTCTTGTAAATTAGCACTAACTTTAATAAGTAACCAATTATTTACTAATGAATTATATCCATCTTGTTCCGAATATTTAATATATTGATTATTTATAGTAAAATAATTAACTGTACTACCATTATTATTCCATTTACCACGTTTAGTACCAATATTAAATATTGCGCCAGTATTATTATATTCTTTAATTGTGTGTGTTCTTAAATTACTATCACCTAAAGTAAATATATTATGGAATACTGGAGTTTGATCGGTTAATTTAATATCAAATTGTATATTAACTTTATAAGTATTTTCATTAATATAATTACTAAAATCATATTTAGCACATGAATTACCATTAGATGAATTTGAAGCATTATTTAAAACTAAAATATTATCTGTGTTTGTTATAGTTGTTCTATTAGCACCATTTGCATCCTTTTGTTGAACAAATAATACTTCACCATTATTAAAATCACAATTTATAATAGTATAATTATATGAAGTAATATCATCATTTCCTTGTTCATTATCACCTTCATTACCAGTATCACCAGAATTATAAGAAATATTACCAAAATCAATATCTGGATATTTTCTTCTTAATGTTTCTTTAAAATCATTATTAAGTGTATCAATATATGACCATGCACTTGGATCAATATTACTTGGGGCATCACCATTATATACGTAACTTAATTTAGTATATGAAAATGCTTGAGCACCAATATAATTCACATAACTTAAATCATTAATATAAGATAAATAACTATTTATAAATGCTTGTTCACCTATTGTTTTAATATTACCAGCTTTAGGAAAATATGCATATTTTAATTGATTAAGATTTTTAAATAATCCCGAAGGTATTTGAGTATCATCTTTAAAAATATATTCAACATTTACATCTTTTTGTTTTCCTACATTTACATTTCCATTTAATAAAACTAATGATTGTAAATCTATTTCATTACCATCTACAATTATTTTTTCAAATATATTTGATATATTGTTCATAACTTATTGATTACTTATATTTATAATTTTATTTATACTTATTCAAAATATAATGTATAAGTTTCTTGTCCAAATTCAAACTTATATATATCATATTTAGTGATTGAATCTAATTTAATATATTGCATACTATTTTCATTTGAATCATGTACAATAGGAGTATTATGATTTATAGGTATCATTATATAATAGATTGTAGGACCTTGATTACTACTCATATCAACTGTCTTTCTATTATCACTAGTCCACTCTTGTATTTCTTCAGTATTTAATTCATTAATGTTTTCATTTGTAGGAAGAGTTGTACCTATATATAATAAATTATTTAGTATTTCTGGATTTTCTACTTTAATCCATAACGCAACATATGTTATATCACTATCATATATAGCATCAACAGGAAGAATAGGTGTTTTACCATCAATAGACCATCCATTAAATTCATATCCTTCTTTAGTTACATTTATATCTGAAGAAACAGGAGTACCCGATGGACCTGTTATTGTTTTAAGTATTTCATCTCCGTCTATAAATGAAATAGTATATTCTTTATATAATTCAATTGTAACATTAAATGATGCTGAAGCAGAAGTGTGATAATCATCCCCTACATAAGTTGCTGTTATAGTTGCATTACCTTCACCAATAACTTTTAATTGATTATTAATTACTCTTACAACTTCTTCATTAGAAGATGAATAATTAATAGTTGCATCTAAATTATTATCACCTTTAAGAGTAGCAGTTGTAAATTCAATTAAATCTCCAACATTAGCATTATCAATATTTAATGCATAATTTTCTGGGAATTCTAATGTCATATTAATTTTATCGGTGATAACTTGTGCAGCACGAACTCTAAATCTAAGTTGTGCAAATGAATATGTTCCATAATAATCTGGTTCAGTACATATACAAACATTTACATTAGCATTACCTAAAAGTCCTGCATATGTTGTAAAATGTCCATTTTGATCGATTTTCAATACTCTTTCATTAGTTGAGAATAAGAAGACATTATTATTTGTACAATTTTCTGGAATTATATGATGTTCAAATATTTGTCCTTCATCACCTGCAGTAACATCTCCATATAATGTTGTTGGTACATTATTATCTAAGAATTCTATTTGTGTTGGTTTAATTCTAAATCTTTCTTCAACTGTATTATAATGATTATGAACAGTTGTCCAATTATCATAATAATATTCTCCTGTGTCATCTAAAGCTTCAAAATCTACTTCATCATATCCTCCAAGAATGTTCTTTTCATAGTATTGAATACTACCATCTTTTACAAGTGTTGAATTATCTTCAACTTTTACAAATTTAGATCCATCAGGAATATAACATGTTGTACTATCTTCTAAATTAGAGAAAAATCTTGGTGGATTATTTGTATTAAATTTAATTTCTTTAAGCGCAATACATCCATCAAATACATTAGGACCAATATATTCAATAGAATTGGGAACGTTAAATTTTTCCAAATGTGTACAATTTTCAAAAGCATTACGTTTAATCATTGTAATTCTTTCAGGAATATTAATTACATTTGTTAGTTCTTCACAATCTTTAAATGCATAAGCACAAATTTCATTAGTACTATCTAAACCTACTCTAACATTATGTACACCAGCAGTAGAGAAAGTATATGTGAATGGAAGAACAGTTGATTCATTTAATGTAATGTTTTGACCATCTACAACTAATTTATTTATCATAATTATTAATATTTATATTATTTTATACTTCATATAATTTAATTTCTTTATCATATACATCAACAATTTCTAATACACCTTTATATGTATTAGTTTCTTCATCATAAATAGGTTTATCTAAATATATTTCATTGTTATTATATGTAAAGAATTCTTGTTGATATTTAATTGCCTCTTGTGCTGGTATATATGTCAATGGAACTTTTGATACAAATGACTTTTTACCAACATATTTTGTTGATGAAATCTTATTAATTGAATAAGATTTATCTGTAAATTTTACTTCTTCATTATTATCATTTATATATGAAAAATACTCAGGAACAGGATTTATACAACCATGATAAGTTAATTGCACCTTTTGTTTGTTTTTAAAAGGTGTTTTTTTATTTTGTTTATTGTTATTACTAAATGTTAATGTAATAGTTCCCATTTATAAATTAACTAATCTTTTTATTAAAAATAAAACCAAGATATAAACAAAAAAATTATTTTAAAATAAACAATTAATAAATGGCATCGAATCTATTTATAAAACATATGAAGCCACGTAAAAATGGTTTTTATAAACAGGGAATAGTTAATCCTAAATCATGTCGTAAATATGCCGATTCTTGTAAATCTGATCCAATTATTTATCGTAGTGGGTTAGAATTACAATTTATTCAATATTGTGAAAATAATTCTAATATTGTTAAATGGGCTTCGGAACCAATAAAAATTCCTTATTACTCAAGATTAGATAAGAAGGAATGCAATTATTATCCTGATTATATTTTAGAAAATAAAAAGGGTAATAAAGTTATTGTTGAAGTCAAACCATATAATCAAACATTAAAGCCAGATTTAACAGATAATGCTTGGCTTAAAGAACAATGGATTAAGAATATTGATAAATGGACTGCAGCTAAGAAATTTGCAGATGATCATGACATGAAATTTATAATTGTTACAGAAAAATTTTTTACATAATATATGCCTTTAAAAATTACAAAATCAGATAAAAATAATGAAGAAGAACAACAAATATCTCAAATAGATAAATTACATAATCTTCATGATATAGATAGATTTATATATGATGCCAATTCTATTGACGTATTTAGAATGGATGAAGCTATTAATGAACATCCATTATCTCATAGACCAACGAATATTAGATCTAAATTGGCTTATGCAGATATTCTTAAGATATGTAAACCCACAACAAAATATCTTCTTCCAGGTCAAATTGCTATATTTGGTTATTCTGAACCTAAATATAAAGAAGAGCTTGAATATTATGATAAGACCCCTATGACAATATTCTTAGGTATATTTAGAACTAAGAATGGTGATATTCGTGAATTAGGTTTGAATCTTCATTATTATCCTCCAAGAGTACGTACAAGAATATTAAACTCAACATATGAAGTATTCAAACATCATTTTCAAAAATATTTTAATGATGCCCCAAATAAACCAGCACCATTTATAAATTATAATGCAGTCAAACATATAATGAAGCATAATATTAAAGTTGGATTTGGTATTAAAGAATATATTCCTGTACTTAGAGGTAATACATATGTTCTTCCTACACGTTTATTACCTACAGCGTTTTACACTGAAGGTCACTTTAGTAAAGCAACACTCGCTCAAATCCAGAAATTTTGGAGACAATTTTAACTATTTTAAATAAAATTATATATAGAGGAATATGAAAAAGTTTTGTATTGTAATACCAATTTATAAAGAAGATTTAGATCCTATAGATAAATTATCATTAGAAAGATTACATAAAATTATTAGTAATAAATATGATATTTATTTAGTAAAACCAGAATCATTAAATCCTAAAAATTATTATAAGATTTTAAAGAAAAAAAATATTTATGAAGTAATATTTGATAGTAAATATTTTAAAGATACTGCATCTTATTCACAATTATGCTTACAATATGATTTTTATAATAAGTTTTCTGATTATGAGTATATGTATATTTATCAAACTGATTGTTATTTAGTTGACGACAAATTAGAAGAATGGTGTGATAAAGGATATGAATATGTTGGTCCACCAATTATATCAAATAATGCTGGTTGGAAAGACTATCGAAATAAAGATAAATATGAACCACAAGTTGGTAATGGAGGATTTAGTCTTAGAAAAATAGAAGTTTTTAAAGATATTACAGATCCAGAAGGAGAATTTAGAAAGAAATATAATCTAAATGATGAACAATTAAGTAAAGTTGTTTTTGAAGACAAATATTTCTTAAATGATATATATGATTTTTATGAAATTATAACACCATCATGGATTGAAGCATTATTATTTGGTATAGATATGAATGCTGATATAATATATAATGTTATGAAATTTCAGGAATTACCAATGGGTATTCATGCATGGGGTAAGAATATCAGATATTGGCAAAATGTTTTAGAAGAATTAAAAGATAATAAAGAAGTTATAGATTTTTGTGAAGATAAATATCAAGAGTTTTTTAAAGTATATTATAATCAAGAAAATAATTTAGAAAAATCAGAATAATGAAAATTTGCGTATTATGTATGTCATGTAATCAAGAGATATTTGAATATCAAGAAATGGTTGCTAGAAATACATGGATAAAACATTTGAAAGAAGACAATATTGACATATTTATATATAAAAGTGGAAATGATGAAATAATTAATGATGTAATATATTGTCAAACGGAAGATACTTTAGAATATACTTATGATAAAACATTAATAGCATTTAGTAAGATAGTTGATAAATATGATTATATAGTTAGAACAAATTTAACAACATATATTAATTCAAAATTACTTGTTAAATATTGTGAATATATGAATAAAAATGATATAGATATTGCATGTGTAGATATATGCAAAGATGGAGAACATTATATATATCGTGGTAATTCATTTATTATGAATAATAAAATTATACAATATATATTAAATAGTAATTATGATAATATAAATAAGTTACATGATGATATTGCTATTTCCGAAATATTATTTGATACACCATTTAAAGTATCTAATTGTTCATTAAGATATTATAAAGATACTATACGTAAATATCATCCATATTATTTACATGACGTTAATAAAGATAATTTAGAAGGTATTATTTTTATTAGTTATCGAATTTATGGTGAAGATAGAAATCCATTACATAGATATTTTGAATTAGGATTAGCATATAAAATTGATTCGATATATAAACAATTAAAAAATTTAGATATTAAGTATGATAATTTAATATATGATTTAAAAAATTCTAAGTTTATTTTTAATTAATTAAAATATATAATAATAATTTGAATGAAAAAATTTAGTAAGTATATTAATGAAGGATGTGTTACTGCTGATGTGAATCAAGGTAATGCATATTCAAATACTGGAGTTACTAATCATTTAACACCAGTTGGAAATATAGTTACACAAATACGTAATTTATTTTCACCATTAACTGGAGTTGTTGCATCAGTAGCCGAAGATGGATTTTCAGTTAAATTAAATTCTTCAAAGTTTGTAAATCAAGAAGAAGTTAATAAGATATTATATGATACAAATATCATGAGAGGTACTTGTTTAGCATCTTATATACAACAACAAGGGCTTACTGTTATGAAAATGATTAATGTTGGTCAATATTTTATTGTATATTTCTGTCCAAATGATATTAAAGGTGCCGGTAAAACTGAAGAAGTACCTGCTAATATTCCTTGTAAAGAAATGCAAGAATTAGATATTGAAGAAACAGAAATGTTCTCATTAATCAAAGAATCAGATGATGATGAAGAAATTAAAGATATAACTCGTCAAAAGGTTTCTGAACTTATCAATTCTAAAGATAAAGTTAAAGCAGCTAAACAACTTGAGCTTTTATTAACACAAGAATTAGAATTACCACGTGAATATTATTTTGCAGGTGTTAAATCTAAAGATGGTGATGAATCAATTGCTCTTCGTTGGAAATATACTAAAAACCGTCCACACAATAAAACATCTGAAAATGTTAGAAGTATTATTAACATTTATGATATGAGTGGAGAAGGTATATGGGTACAAGATTTTGATAAAGACTCTATGGTAACATTACCTGATGAAGTAGACAAACTTATACATAGTGTTCTTGATTTCTTAGGAGCTGAAGAAACAGACAATCCAGCAATATGGTCATTAGAAGATTCTGAACCTGGAAAGAAGAAAGAAAAGGATAAAGATGAAGATGAAGATAATAATAAAGAATCATCTAAAGTTGGTAATAAAGATTTAAAAGATAATAAGACTTCTGATGACGATGATGATGAAAATGATGATAGTCGTGGTGATAAATCAGATGATCTTTAATAAATAAATTAAATAATAATATAACTAAACTATATTAAATAAATAGCAACGACGACAAAGTCTAGAAATAGATAAATGTCGTATTTAAATTAGAGGAAATTTATATACGGCGCAGTAAAAGTCGAATGAAAATCAATTTTTGAGGCAAAAAATTGGGTATGATTTTTTGAAGACTAAATGTATGTATTGACCAGTTTAGATTCAAGTAATTAGCATACATGAAAACTAAAAAAATTAAAGTACAATGATTATGAGTAGAAAAAAGAAATTTAAGAGAGTTTTATTATGCGCATTATTAATTTCGCTACCTTTAATACAAACATTATCTGGTAGAACAAATGATAATGTAAATGATAATCAAAAGGTAGAAATGTGTATAACAACAGATACTATGAATGAAAATACAGCGGTATTGGGACAAGCAATAGTAAGTCCTAAAGATAGTATCAAAAATGAATTAATTGATGAGGTAGAAAATTATATATTCAATAACTATCCACGTACACATAAAGATGTTCCAGCATTAATAGTTGAAAATGGATTAGAAAATGATATTGATATATTATTTATGATGGCCCAAACTCAACAAGAAACAGGATATGGTAATTATGGTGCAGGCCGTGAATCATCAAGACGTTCATTATTCGGTGTAGCAGTTCGCAGATATAATAATTATGAAACAGCTATAGTTGATTATATAAAAATTCTTAAGAAAAGTTATTTAACTAAAGGAAGAACTGAACAACATCTTATGCAAAGATATGTAACTACAGGTGGAGCTAGATATGCTGGTGACAGAAATTATGAAGCAACATTACGTAAGACATATCAAAAAATATCTCAACAAACGAGAATTAAAGAATTACAAAAAATTTATAAAAATATGGAAACATAATGTAATATGATTACTAAATTAAAAGCATATTTAGAAAAATATTTAGTTAGAATATTAGTTTTTATTGGATTCTTACTTATGTTATCACTCTGTATAACATCAATACGTAGTTGTCAAGATTATAAAGATAGAAACAATAATAATGTCGTTGCGCTTACTGATTCTATTAAATATTATAAAACTAAATATGGTGAAGTTTATGTATCTAAAACATTATTAGAAGGGGATTTAAGTACATTAAAAATTGTTAATGATAGTTTATACAATACTATTAAAGACATGAAGTTAAATAAACCTACTTCAGTTGTATACATAGATAATACAATAGATAATGGTGAAAAAGATACTTCATGGGTTATTCCTCCAACTCCTTCAAATAGTGATTCAATTATAGTAGTCTACCCAATGATTACTAAGAATTTTGAATTTAACAACAAATATAGAGAACTTGAAGGAGATGTAACATTAAAAGATTCATTAATGAGTCTTAATATTAAAAAAGATAAAGTATTTTTAGACTATACATTAGCAATTGAAGATAATAAGGTTTATGTTAAATCAAACAATCCTTATGTACAGTACAATAAAATTCAAGGTATACAATTACCTCAACCTAAAAAAAGATGGACTACATTAGTTATCGGACCATCAGTTAGTTATGGTTATGATTTTAAAAGTGGAAAATTTGGTCCATCTGTTAATTTAAGTCTAACTTATGGATTAGATTTAGGAAATTTATTTAGAAAAAAATAAATATATTTAAAATGAAAGATATGAAGTTAACTTCTAAATTTAACGCAGGTGACACTGTTTGGTTTTTTGAACAAGGTCAAGTAAAATTCTTTGAAGGTACAATTAATGATGTACAATCTTGGGATAAATGGAGTGGATTCCGTTACGATATTACACACATTGGTCAAGATGGAAATTCAATGAATTATAATGTTGAAGAAAATAAACTTTATACTTCTAAAAACGAGATTCTTACAACTCTTTTTGAAGAAAATGGTCAAGTTCCATCACCAACAACAGATACACCAGAAGCTTAATAATATATTAAGTAATATAAAATATAAGGAGTACAATTTATATTGTATTCCTTTATTTTTGTCATTATACGAGTTATTTTGATGTGTCTGGAGACTATTTTATATATAATATGATAAATATTTAATAATTAAAAAATAAATGCATTAGAGAGCCTTATTAATTAATATTTTAACATTTTTTAATTATTTTTTTATTAAATAAACTATATTATTATATAAACATTTATAAAAATATATAAATAATTATATTCTATAGATTATATGATTAATTGGTCTATGAAAGAATTGATGTCTATTTATTCTTATAGTAACATCAATGACGATCGTAAATGTACAAAATCTGTGAGAATTAACGGGAGACTTTATGATAAGCATGGTGTAGATTGTGCTACTACTGCTGTTGCTTTAGTTTATAAAGTATTTGACCCAAGTATTAAACGTAGTAAATTTGCCGTATTAGTCGGTATAGCACGTCAAAGTCCTGGTGATACAGTATTGATTCCTGAAATTGGTGAAGAAATTGCAACCGAAAATGCAATGATTAATCCAGTTATGATGATTGAATATTCTAATAAACCAAATGATGATACTATTTATAATTTAGTAAGTTCATATATTATTGGATTACCTATTCAATTTGTTAAGACTAAAGAAGAATTACAAAATTCGGGTCGTGACATAAATCAATACAATCGTAATATTAGAAAAGTAAAATATTATGATAATTACTATGATAATTTTAAGAAAAATATTTTTAACGAATAATGAACGCTGATAATATTCAAGAATTTGGATATACTGAAATGTATGAATGGGCAGTTGTTCCAAACAATGATGCGAGATTAGGACGTTTTGTAACATTTGATAAAGAAAAACATAATATGATTGTTCCTGCACATAATAATGATTATATATTAGGAGTAACAACTGTTTGTGCAGTAGACACATCTGATGATCCTGAAGAATGGAAATTTTCATATCTTTGTAATGAATATGGTGACTTATATTTACAAAAGGAACGTTTAGCTGTTGGAAATAAGCAATATGATCAATTTATTGAAATGAATTATATTCGAACATATCCATGGGAACATTATATTAAAATTGAAAATAAATATCTTGACAAGGATAAGAAATATGTTAAACGTTCAAAACGTATTGAATGGGTAAGAGTAAATCTTATTGGTAAGACTATTGTTAAAGATAATGGAGAATGCCAACCAGGTAAGTTTTGTACTGTTTATTCAGGTAAACTTAAGGAAAATTGGGGTATAGCAGTTCCTTATGATGAAAAGAAATCTAAGAATAAAAAGTTTTATGTATTAGATCGTTTAAGTGAAAATACTATACTGATTTTAAATAAATAATTATTATTAATACGTATGGCTAAAGTAAGTATAATAACAACATTTTATAATGCACAAAATTTTATCTTAGATGCAATCAATAGTATTAATCAACAAATTATTGAAGATGATTTAGAAGTTGAATATATATTAGTTAATGACAAAACTACAGATAAAAGTTATGAAATTGCACAAAATTTTATACAACAACATGGTAATCCTAAAATTGATTTTAAATTTATAGAACCAGAAGAAAATCTTGGTTGTGGTGGTGCAAGAAAATTTGGAATAGATCATGCAACAGGTGATTATTTTATGTTTTTAGATGCAGATGACTATTATATGCATAAAGACTTTGTAAATCGTGCAGTGAAAGATATTATTAATGAAGGTGCAGATATTGTTGAATATGGTATTTTGTTTAATCATCCAAATGGAGAAAAAATCAATAACACATCTCCACAAAAGGCAGTTATTGAAAATAATCCATCTATAGCAGAAATAGCATTATTCAAAGATAATTTGATCAAATTTAATGTTTGGTCAAAAATATATACCAGACAAATTGTAGAAAGTTTTCCTTATTCTACAGTTCGTACATTTGAAGATGTAAGAACAATTCCTCGTTGGATAGCAAATGCTAAGAAAATTGTAATTATGCCTGTAACAGAAATTAATTACAGAGCAGCACAAGGAAGTATTATCCGAAATAATATGGTAGAAACTAGACTTGGTACTATTACTGCTATTAGTGAATTATTTCCAATATTTAAAGATGATATGAATGTATTAAAGGCTATGTATACACGTTCTATGGTTGATTTAGAAGCAATGTTACATAATCACTCTTCTAATGATGAAGGATTCAATGCAATGAGCAGATTAAATACTTATATGCTTTCATTCATATATCCTAATACATATAAAGAGATAACATTTCATATTGAAGATGAAGGAAAAGAAACTGAAGAAAAACATGAAACTCCAGATCAAGAATTAGATGATCTAGATATAGTTTAAACTAAATAAATATATTTTAACGTTAAAATATGATTAAAATGACAACTAATGACGCAATAATTCGTTATAATTTTATTTCTAAAGTATTATTTAAGGATGGTGATGCTACATTATCTAAAGATTTGAAAATAAAGATAATGAGTATGCGTATTGAATACGGTAAGGTTAATAAATCATTTGAAGAAGACGTACAAGAATTTACTAAAGGTATTCTTGAAGATCGTTTTAATGAACTTCAAAATAAGCAAGATCGTACCGAAGAAGAAAATAAAGAATTAACAGATTTCATTAATAAATATAATGCTGAAACTAATGATTATATCAATAAGAGAGCATTAGATGAAGTTGAAGTTAATGAATATTCATTTACAACTGATGAATATAGTGAAATTATGGAAACAAATTCAGAAAAAGATGTAGTAATTAATAATCAAACATTAACTGCTCCAGATTTCTTAGAAGCAATTCATGATTTATTTGTTAAAGAATAAATAAAAAGGAGAATCTTAATGATTCTCCTTTTCTTGTAATTTTCTTTCTAATTCTTTTATCTTCTTAAACATTGCTCCAATTATTTTAGAGAATGCTACATTATAGTTAACAGCATAAAAACCATCATCTTCATTAAAATCAACAGCTTCTGGACAATATTCTTTTAATTCTTGTGCAATAAAACCATAAGCATCATTATTTGAATTAATCCATTTGAAATGACGTATAAATCCATTTTCTGTTTCAAATAACTTATTAACATCTTCATTTAAAACATCTTTTATATCATACTTCTTTCTAGCATCGGATGCATGATAAGCACCATTATGAGTAAAATAAAAATTATTATCACTATATACTTGACTTAATGAACCATTAGATGGTTGCGAACCATTACCAACACCAAGTACATAATGATTATTAGTATTTGTAGTTTGTGTATGAGTAATTGATCCTGAACCTCCTGTTACTGTTAAAGATGTAGATCTACCTCCATACGTAAATGTAATAGTATTTCCTGATTGAGTTAAACTAGTATTATTAGTATCTAATATAGTTCCATATTTTGATAATAATGTTCCATTTTTTTGAATTTCAAATAAGTTACTTCTATCATTTTCTGCTGTTCCACCACCTACTGAGAATACTGTTGAATTTTGTGTTGATGCATTCCATGAGCCAAAGGCAGCTTCGAAACTATTTGTTGTTTCAGTATGTTCACCTGATGTATGTGATGCATATCCACTTGCTACAGTAGCACTACCTTCAGCATGTGCAAATTTACCTGAAGCTACACAAAGATAACCTTCTGCATGTGAATCATCACCTGAAGCAGTAGATGATTGACCTTCAGCATGTGCAAAACTACCAGATGCGTGGGTATCATATCCTTCTGCATGTGATGTATCTCCACTAGATACAGTACTATTACCTTCTGCATGAGAAAGCAAACCAGATGATGTTGTATTATATCCTTCAGCATGAGAACTGTCCCCAGATGCTGTTGTTTCATTACCTTCAGCATGTGCATATTGATTCGTAGCTTTAGCTTTATATCCATGTGCAAATGAATATGCTCCAGATGCAACAGAATCTTCACCTAACATAAATGAATCCAAAGACGGATTATATAATATACTAGAATAACGTTTATATAAAAAAGAATAACCATTATTTGAATTAGCTTCAGTAAATACTACTGGGAAGTTTGTATTGTTGGAATTATTTGCAACATATACTTTAGTTGCACTACCAACACTTAAAGCGCTAGTTTTATATGTTCTTAAATAACTATCACTACCATTCGTACCCCATACTCTATTAGGATTTGAATTATTATTTTCATCACCACTTGAACTATTTATATATCCAGCTTGTATATAACCATTACTATCAGTTCTTACAATTTTATTAGCTTCATTATTTCTGCCAGTATGAACATGTAAACCATCTGTCATATCAGCATTACCTGCAGATGCTACACTCGCATTCGCATATGGTGTACACTCTTTTACTAATCCACCTTCGATATATACTGGGGTTGTACTATTTCCTTTATTACCATCAGTTTCTACTAAAATTCTCCAATCATTAGCGGTAGTACTTTGTACAGTTCTATGATAAATACTATTTACATTAGGACTAAAATGTAAATCATGCCAATATGAAGTACCCCAAGCTATTCTAAATATCGATATATTTGCTGATTCATTAGATGCTCCTGCATTATTAATTGCAGTACCACCATTAGGAAAACTTAATACTTTAAAATCTTTAGAAGAGCCTTTATAAGCTTTGTCATTAGTAGGACTAGTAGCAGTTGCAATTTGACCTACAATAAATTGTACTCCCGAAGATTCTTTAGCAGTACTTCTTGTTAATAAGAATTCAGATGTAGAAGCATAATTTACCGTAAAATAATTATTACTTCCATTTTTAGTGTAATATAACTGATTTATATAACTTCCAGTACCATTTCCAACAGCTGTAACGTATAAATCATTATGAGTATGTCCAGATAAAGCAAAACTACTTGCATGATAACCATCAACAGTATCAGCATTTCCAGCACTAGTAGCATAATTAACTGATTGAGAACCTATATTACCAGAGTGAATTAATTGAACCCATGTAGAAAATCCTCCGTCAGTATGTCTTCTATAATAAATGTTATCATTATTATATGTAAATGCAAACATTTTTCTTCTATTCCAAATATTACCTAAACTAAGTAATGTAATATTAGGATTTTGTTCTGGTGGTGTACCAGATGGAATAGGATCAAATGTTTTAATTGATTGACCCCAATCAGAATCTATATTATCATTTGTTGTATCATAAGATCTAACATATCTACCATCATGATTATGTCCAGAAGTTGCAGCACCTATATTAGCACAAGTTACATTAAATGTTTTAGCAGTATTATCATTAGCATAAAAAGTAGTTTGAGTTGTACCATTAGTTTGAAGTGTTAATGATGCATTATTTACTGTAGGAATATCTGAAGTATAAGCAATCCAACGAATACCGATAGAATTCCAATTATTTCCAGTTCGTCCTATAACTCCTAATCTATTTGTAGAATATCCTGATAATAACCATTGCCCATAAGTAGAATCTGAATATCCACCTCCTATTTTTATCATAGCATATTTGGAAGAATCAGAATAATTTGCTGAATCATTATCCCAATTACTGATAATTGATGCCGAAACAATTACATGATCACCTATACCGTAATGTTTATTATTATTCATCCAACTAACTAAACCAGCTTTATGTCCTGCTACAGTATTATTTGTAGGTGTATATGATTGAGGAGTTAAATATGTTGCATATCCAGCACTTGAAGCATATCCAGCACTTGTAGCATAATTAACTGATTGAGAATTTATGTTTTCTGATGTTATAATTGTTTCCCAATCTCCTGACAATCTGTTTGAGTCAATTCGTCTTCTAAATTTAAAATCTGTTCCTCTTGTATAATCAAAGTATATATCCAATCCTGAAGTACTACCTTCACCAGTAAATGTAATTAATGATGCAGAATAACCATTTCTTTGTACATTCCAAATTCCATTATTTGGATTTTGATAATTTGTTGCATTTGCTGTATATGTAGTTAAATCAACGTAATTTGTACTAATATCGCCTCTATATCTAAAAAATGACGTCTCATGATAACCATCTAATTTATCAGCATTAGTAGCTGTTGATGCGTTACCAGTTACATTACCGATTAAATCCCCATATATCGTTTTCCCATAAATATATTTCCATTTATATGATGATGTACCTATACTTCCTGTTTCATTTGTTCCAGGACAGAAATTACCACTTGAATCTAAATATACATGAAAATTTGTTGTTTGTTTAGGATTGGATGGAGATTCTGTATCGGTATTAATTATTCTCCAATGTATAGAACTTGATTTTTCATCATTAGTATAATCTATATGATATTCAGAATCATCTACCCAATGTTTTACTGCTTCAGAATCACCCGTTCTTCTAATTGAAAATGCTTTTGTACTATCTGCACTGGTATCAATAGCAAATGGACCAATAATTGATGTTACGGCAGATGGTGTTGTTACTGTTATATTTGATCCACCTAACTTAAGTGTATGTGTATGACTAGAAGTAGCCATAGTAGAGCACGCAGTAATAACACCATTGTTTAAATAAACTGGTTGTGATGAATCACCAACTGTACTTGTAGTTTTTGTTATTACACCATTACTTAAATAAACAAATTGAGTTCCTGAACCTTCAGTTCCACCACTTGCAACAATTTCACCACCATTTAACCAAACTGGTTGTTTATTTCCACCTCGTGTTGCTGTAAGTTTAGTGATTGTACCTGCATTCAAATATACAGGAGTAGCAGAACCACCAGCACTATCTGATAATGCTGTTGGTACACCGGCATTCAAATAAATTGGTTGAACAGTTCCACCAACTGTAGAAGTTCCTAATTTAGTAGCAGTTTCTGCATTGTAATTTACGGCAGGATTATCTACATAAGTTTTAACAGTACTAAATGATGTTACAAATGAAACACTCCATCCTGTAGCCCATTTATTATAATTTTTATTATTGTGACCAAGTGTTACATCTTTAATATATACTTGAGGATAACTCCATGTAGTTTGTGTTAAATTATTATTAGAATCTGACACCGCTTCACCAATCCAAATAATATTTCTTGAATCATTATTACCAAATCTTACACGAAGATTTCCATAGTTAGAAGTTCCTTGTCTAATAGAATACGCAAATACATTATACCAATCACCATCAACATAGTTATAACCTCCAACAACATATGTACATGATGTACCTGTAGAATAGTTATAAATCTCTACTGTCATTTTCATCATTGTAGAAGATTTAAATACCGTAGTTGGTAATGCAATTTGAATAGCACCTTTAGTATTATCATTATTTCCTGTGCATGTTCCTCCATTTGGATATACAATATATGTATCATGTCCAAGAGCAGAAAAATATGCTTCTCCTCGGGCAGAGATAGATGCATAATTGGTAGAGCCAGATTTAAATATCCAACCCCTTTGTGCAGTGTCAGACATTGTAAAGTAAGTAGCCCAATCTGATTGCACACGACCTAATTTACCACCTTCTCCTGTTCCAGTTCCGGTAGTTCTGAATGCTATACCATAGGTCATTGGGTCTGAATCACTATAAAGAGATATTCCACCATAAGTAGATCCACCTGCTCTATTAGCATATACACCTTTTGCGTAAAAATATCCATCTGACGCTAACCCGTAATTTGTATCATATTGCCATATAGCACCAGCAACATCAATACGTTTATTAAAATAATATTTAATTGAATTAGTATAAAAACTAGCCCATGTTGAAGATTCTGGTCTAATTTGTAAATAATAACTTCCACCATAGACATATAAACCTGTTGATGCTGAAGTTTCCATATATACTCCATTAGATGCAGTTACACAAAACATAGGTCCATTTAAATTTGTAGTTAAATAATCACCCCATCCATAAGTACCTGATTTATAAGTTAATGTTCCTCTTTCTTCAGAAGCACTTGTAGGATGTAATATTGTAAATACTCTTGCTTTTATATTATTTACTTGAGGATTAGTTTCTGTATCAGCTGATGAACTAACTTCCACATCAGCCCAATAATGTGTATGCCCAGAAGTAGCAAAATCACTAAGTGCTTTATGTCCTCCACCACCTAATAGTACATAAGAATTAGATGATCCGGATTTTACAAATCCACCAAGAGAAAATGCTTCATGATTTTGATTAACACCAAAAGAACGCGTTACATCTAAAGTCATGTCGGTGCCTAAATCTTTATCCATTACTTGAAAGTTCCACCCCGTGTCAGCTGAGTTATAAATAACACAAGTATCTTCAGTAATGATTATTGCTCCTTCATCACTAGATCCACCATATCGCGAATAAATACCAACACCATTAGATCCTAATGATGGTGCTTTATAACCAGTAATAGGAGAAGTTGTTAAAGAACCAAAAGCGATTTTTGCATTCGTGTTAGATAAATTGATAGCTCCTGTCATAGTACCACCACTTAACTTAAGATATTTATCATCATGATCATGTCCAGAAGTAGCAAAATCACTAATAAGTTTATGTCCACCAGCTCCTAATAAAACATATTTATCGTCACCAGTTTTGTGATCAACCTGTTTAAAAAAACCGTCTTTAGTTAGACTCATATATTATAGATAAATTCTTTTTATGAAATATGAACTTTAAAAGTTCTTTATATAAAAATAAAAATTTGGTCGTGTTAACTATATTAATAAATATAAATATATTTAAAAGTTGTTAATGAAATTTTACAATGCGTTTGGTATTAAACCAACAAATAGTTTTACATCTGCAGGTTCAGATTATTATATTCCAAATATAATTGAAGATTATCAAATTAATAAAGCATTAACTGCATTTGAAAAATCTTATAATAAATCAACAGAAGATATTCAAAAATTAATAGAATATTTTAATATTGTATTAAAAGAACAACGTCCAGAAATTCCTGATTATCAAATTCCTAATTTAATTCATTTATTTTTAGGTTTTTATAATCCAGGTTTAGAAGAAGCAAAACAATATTCATTAATTCAAGGTGTTTATATTTTTGTAGATGAATTTGTAGTTTATGATAAAGAAAATAATAAAATAGGTATTAAAGTTTGTCTTAATGATACTTTATTTATTAATTCTGGTATTAAAATTGCATTAGATACAGTTTTGTCAGATAAAAACGATCAAGATATAGTATCTCTTTTAAGAAAACTTGGAATTGGTGTTGCTGGTCTTTATGTTAATAAATCTGGAATGGGAAATAAAGGTTGGGATGTACGTGCATGTCTTGTAGATGAAGATTATTCAGGATTTGTACATCTTTCACAATCATATACAAAAGAAGTATTAGAACATAGTAAAGAAAATATTGTTTATTGTGGAGATAAATTAACACAAATGATGCTTATTCCTATTTTCCATGATGAATATGTTGATACAGATGAGGATAATTACAATAAAATAATGGCAAATTCACAAAGAGGTGATAAAGGTTTTGGAAGTCAAGATATTAAGCATTAATATATGAAAGATTTTGAGATAATCGATTCAAAAGAAAATGAAGATGGATCATATAGTGTAAATGTAAGAATATGCAAAACAATCGATAAAATAATTCAAACATTTATATTAAAGAAATAAACATTAAATTATGAATAAATTAACAGAATTAGCAAATAAGTATAAATCTGATAAAGGCACGAGTTTTGATGCTGGAAATGTATTTGTACATGGATTTACGAAGATTTATAATACATATTTTAAACAATTTGAAGGACAACATCCAGTTATATTAGAAATAGGAGTTTTTCGTGGTTCTTCTATTAAAATGATAAATGAGTATTATAATGGTGATTGTGAGATTTATTGTTTTGATATTGATGAAAATTGTAAATCTTATATAGATGATTTAGGAGATAATGTTCATTTTTATGTTATTAATCAAGGTGATCCAAAAGCATTAATGAATTTTGTTGATGAAATGAATTCTAAGAGAATAACATTTAATATGATTATTGATGATGGTTCTCATGCATTATATCATCAAATATTATCAATGTTATGTTTATATAAATTAGTTGATATAAATGGATATTACATTATTGAAGATTGTCATACTTCTTATGATTTACCTCAATATGATTGTTATAAATATGGTAGAACTGGTCAATTGAATAAACATAATTCAATATTAGAAATGTTAACATATTTTTATAATCCTATTGGTGATTTTGATAATGAAATACATCAATTATTGAAATCTATAAAATATGTTTTAACTTATAATAATACAGAACAAATTACTAAAACATTAAATGCTACAAGTTATAAAGAACTTCAAGAAAATCGTTCTATAACATGTATAGTTAAATTTATAAATAAAGGAGAAGCTTAAGCTTCTCCTGCTTTTATTGAGTCTCTATCAAAATCAAAATCATCTTCAGTTTGTATAAATTGATAATCAATATTACTAAATTTAAATTCTACTTTAAATGTTGACATTGTTTCATTAGGTGCATTGTAATTTAAGTCAAGCATATCAATACCATTAATTACTGGATCTATAACCAAAACTCTCGAATAGATTTCACCTCGATTATTCATTATATCAATTGGTATTTGATCAGGCATTTCTTTATATTTTCTATCACGACTATATAGATAGAAAAAGTTTTCAAACATCAAAAAATAATTTAAAAATCCCAATGTATGTCTAAAATAAATATTTAAAGTTTTATCAATTAATGCTAATGGATTTTTCTCAGAACGATAATTATAATCTGTTGCAGTATGTAGTAACTGATTTTCAAGTTTTCTATTAGGATTTATGATAGGATAACCTTTAGCAGATTGTTGTTGTTGAACAGTACCTTCTACAAATCCTAATACCTGAACAGATTGAATAGTCTCATTAAGAAAATCTATTGGTCTTCTAATAAAACTTTTGTTATCATTAATTATTTTTGAATATTTTTCATTAATCTCCGGAACCACAAAATCATCTGGGAGAGTTAATCTAAATAAATCTTGTCTTGCATTTAGTGTAAACATATTAAATAACTGTACATTTTACTATTTTTATGTCAGAAGTTTTTATTTTAATGTTTTGATTGTCAACATTTTTATAAATATATTTTTGACTCATAACATTATTAATATCTTCTTCTTTTAAAGGCATTGAATTAATTTTATTATAACCGTAATATATATTAAATCGCTTCATAATATAATTTGATTTAATTTATTTTGTTTCTACTCTCGATCCTTTACCTGATGAAGATTTTTTTTGTTTTTGTTTTTTATCACCATCTTCAGTAGGTGTACCTACAGGTGTTTTAGAAGGAGTTTTATCATCTTTCTTTTCTTCTTGTCCAGGAGGGATTTGACCAGGATCATTTGACATTGTTTGAATATTAATATCTAATGGCATATTCATAATAGACTTAACTTTACTAATTGATTGTTCAATTTGTTTTGCACGATCAGCTTGTAATTGATGTGCATCGTTGATTGTAGATTTAGCTTCAGAAAGTGAACTAACTAAATCTCTTAATACTTCAGATAAATCATTTACTATTGAATCAGTTAATCTGTCTAAATTACCAAGTCTATTTGCTAAATTATTTAATTGTTGAGCAAGAGATGATAAAGAATTTAATTTTTTAGGATCAACTGTATTAATAGTTTTTATGTAATTTTCTAATGCGTTAGTATTTGATTTAAATTCTTTTGAATGATCTTCTTGTTTAATTATTGATTCATATATATCATTCATTGAAGTATTTAAACTATCCATTTTTTCAAATGTTTCATTATCAAATGGATTAATACCGCTAGTTATATAATCAGATACAGTACCAAATATTTGTTTAGTATTATTACCTTCTTGTGTTTGTATTTTAACATTTTGTAATAATTCATCATTAATACCTTTAATAACACTAATAATACTTACATAAAAAGTTTTAATAGATTCTAATTTTTTGTTATAATCTTCTTGATTTAATATTGGTACATTTGTTATTTTTTGTGAATTTTTAACATATTCATCAATAAGAGTATTAGTTAATGATGAAATAGTACTAATATTTAAACTAATTTGTTGAATTTTATTTTGGTCTAATGCTCCAATAAGTATATATTTTTTTGCATCATTTGGATCTTTAGCAGGATTTGATATTGTTTGATAAATAGTAGCAAATCCATTTATAATTGTAGATAATGATGCTTTTAATGATTCTTTATTAAAATTTTTACTAATTTTATTTAAATCATTTTGTTCAATAACTTTTGAAATTTCAGATACTTTTTGAATTATAGTTATAATATATGAACCAATCGATGTAATATTACTTGCTATTTTCGATAATTTTGTATTTGTGTTAAAAGTTACATCAAATTGTTCATTAAATTCTGCAAATCCTTTAATAATATAATAAACATCATTTAATATAGATATAGCAAAAGTTTTATCTGATTTTTTACCAGAACTATGATATTTTAATAATTTATTAAAACCTGTACTAAATTCATTTATTTGTTTAACTATTTGAGATACTTCACCAATAATATCTTTAGTATTATTTAAATTATCTATAATTATTTTTTTATCTTGTATAATAGGTTCAGTTAAATATTTTTTTAAAGGATTTTCATTTTGAGGATCAGTGGTACTAATATCAAATATAGATAATATTGAAGTCATTACGTCAATAATATTCTTTTTTGCTATATTCATAGTATTTTTTTCAATTTTATCATATCCGTTTGGTTTGCCATTTTTATCAAATCCTTTAGGGAATTTAAGATTACCGATATTTGTTACTATTTCTGTAGTGTCTTTAATAATTTCAGATATTTGTTGTATTCCATGATGAACCGCTGAAACAGATCCTGAAATATTATTTTCTTGTTTATTTGGATTAAAATAATCGGTAGCAATGTTTACAATTTCTTTACATAATATTGTTAATAAACCATCATCACCATTTTCACCTCTAAATATTTTTTTAATATTTGCTATTGTATTAGTAACACTTATAGGTTTATAATAATCTATTTGTCCATTTTTGTATACAGGTATTTGAGCAGAACCTAATTTAATAATACTATCAGTTATAACAGAAACTGATTGCATTATTTCATTAATTCCTTTAGTTGCTTGTAAGAATGGACTATTTTCATTTTCAAGTAAAGCTTTTAAACCATCATTACCTGTTCTACCATTATATACATCAATAATAGATCTAACAGTAGCCATCATAATATCTTTAACGACATTACTTAAATCTGTTTGAGCTTTAGGTATATCTATTTTATCATAATGATCAATTTTACCATTTTTATATACAGGTATTTGAGCAGAACCTATTTTTATAACAGAATCTGCTATACTAGATATTAAATCTCCTGTACTTCCAATTGCCTCCACAATTTCTTTAAATGAATCAGATTCTAATATACCTTTTAATCCACCATTTTTTCCATCACCATTATATGCGTTAATTAAGGCATTTGTAATACATGTTACAATTTGAGCAATTGCTTGACCAGATCTTACATAATCAACTTTTGTTAAATTTTTATAATGAGTTGCTTTTCCAGGATTTTTTGGATCATTCCATTCATCTGCAACTAAACCAGATGATAATTTAATAATTCCATCAGCCATATCAGATATTAATTCAGAAACAGGTAAAACAGAATCTAAAACCTTTTTAATATTATCTGAATTATCTCTATAGCTTTCTTTATTTAATGCATCTATTATACATGTAACAATTTGGCCAACAGCTTGTCCAGCATTAGCAAAATCTGTAGGTTTTAATGTTTCATAAAAAATAGGTTTACCGTTTTGATCCCATTTAGTTGGTATTTGTAAAGTTGCAATTGATTTTACTCCACCACCAATATTTCCAAGTAATTCACTAATTTTAAATGATGTTTCAATAACTTTCATAATTGGAGAAGGACTATCTTCTTTAAACCAATGTTCATCCATATCAAAAATATTTTTACCATCTTTATTATGTGTTTCATATAATCCAGCCATTGCATTAATTAAAGTTGATAAAATTATTTGAGTATTATTTGCTGCATCAGTAAAATCTTTATCACTTAATGTTCTATATCCTGTTGGTTTGCCTGTTTTTGGATCCCAACCAGTTGCAACTTTTAATTTAGCCATTGATGCAACACCTTCAGCAATACCTGATATAACTTCACCAATTTGTTTACTAAATGAAATTATATTATTAAATGAACTGTCTTTGTTTTTTAATAATGGTTCTAATCCACCTTTTAATGTAAATTGAAGGTCATCTATTTGAACGGTAATATTATCATTCCATAAATGTGCAAATGTACCGATCATTGTTGTTAATATTTTTGAAATATTATCTGAAGCTAATGTAAAATCATTATCATTTAATCTTCTAAAACTTATAGGATTACCATTTTTATCCCAACCAATAGGAATTTGTAATTTAGCCATAGATCCAACACCAGCAGCAATACCAGCAATTACTTCTCCAATTTGTTTACTAAAAGATATAATTTGATTAATTTTATATTGATTAATATCTTTAATTCCTTTAGTTTTTTTAGTCTCATTACCATCATAAGCATCAAGAAAAGCCTGTGGAGTTGTAGTTAATATACTAATTACTTTTTGTTTAATATCTTCAAAATCTTGATTAAATTTTAATGATTGAATTTCTCGAATTGCATATGCAGCTTTTTTAACAATATTAGCAATATCAGTCATCATTAAATTAAGTCCTATTAATTTGGCAGCATTTTTAACTCCTCCCCAAAAACCTTCACCGCCTCCTAATGATATTTTATTAGGAATATTAATAAATGCTTGTAAGTTTTTAATAATTAAATCAATTTGTGAAGTTAAATCACCACCAACTGATTGCATAGCTTTTATAGAGCCATACATCATTAATATTGATGTAGTTAAACCTAATGAAAATATATTAAGTAATGCTAATCCAGGTAAACCCATTGTTAACGGAATTATCATTGCAAATAATTCAAGACCTAACCCAGAAATACCAAGAATTGCTAAAGCTAATATACTAATATTTTCCATAATAGTATCTTTAACTCTATCAACACATAAATTAATAATTAACAATGAACCACCAAGTGCCATCATTGCAATACCCATAGCTACAGCAGCTAATCCACCTGGAATAATTAACGGAGATAATAAACCTAATAACGTAAATGTTCCCATTATACCCCAAGTTAATACATCTTCATTTAATGTTTTAATGTTCTTTTTTATTTTTTTACCACCTGGATCTAATTCAAATAATAAGTTAACAATTAATAACGATGTAGTTAATGCTAATAAAGCGACACCCATTGCAGTAGCAGCAATTGCACCTAATCCTATTAGTGCAAATAATGGTGGTAATCCTATTAATGCAAATATAGCACCTATACCAACAACAAATGTCATAAGTAATGGAACAAATGCTAATGCTTTCCATCCATATGTATCAACTACCCAAGCACCTAAAGCTAATGATCCTGTAGCTAATATTAAGAATGTACCCATAGCAACCATTAATGCAATTGGTTTTTCAACTCCACCAGTAGATTCAAACATTTTGTTTAATCCAAATACTACTGCACTCATTAATCCTACAAAAGTAACAAGTACTAAACCAAATGCTATAACAGGACCAACACCATATTTATTAACAAATACTGCACCTATAATTAATGCTGTACTGCATAACAAAACAAATATACCAAATTCTTGTGCCTTTTCAATAGGTTTACGATCTTTAAATTTATTTTCTAACCACATTACAATTCCAGACATTGCGGCAACAAATATACCTAACAATAATCCAAATGAATATGCTGGTTCCCATCCATATTGTTTAATAAAGAATGCTCCAATTATTAATGAGAATGAGCATAATGCAACAAATAATCCAAATTCTCTAGCATTGTCTAAAGGTTTACCACCTAATTTACCAAACGCTAAAATTGGTAATAATACAGCAACTTCGAATGTAAATAAAAGTCCTGTAAAAGCTAATGCTGCATCTGCATATTTTCCACCACTTGCTGTCATAAATACTGAACCGACAAGTAATACAGTTGTTGCAACAAAAACAACTACCGCAAAATCTTTTAATCCATTCATGACTTGATTACCAATTAGTTTAAATATTAAGAATGGAGCAATTATAAGGGCTTCAAATTTCATCAATGTCCAAGCAAATTCCATAGCACCTTCTACCCATTCAGGTTTTTTCATGAAGTATGCACCAACCAATAATGTTATAGTACAAACCATAACAACTGTTCCAAATGCTCTTATACCATCAAATACAGATTTTCTTAAGAAATTAAACAATAAGAATGGAGCAATTATCATAGCTTCAAATTTCATTAATAGGCGTGCAAAATTCATGGCATGTTTAACCAATTTTCCACTTGATAATGCCATAACAGCAGCACCAATAAATAATATAATGGTTGTTGTAATTAAAACATTAGTAAATGCTTTAACATTATCCATTACATCATTTTTTACTAAGTTAAATAATAAGAAAGGTGCAATAACGTATAATTCAAATTTAGCAAGAGCTATTCCAAATTTAAGTGCGTTTCTAACAAATTTACCTCCACCTAAAGAAACAAACAATGATCCAATACTCATTATTATTGTTGCAGTAATAATGAATTTGGAAAAATCTGCCATTGATTGAAATATATCTGTTTTATGTCCTAAAAACATTAACATTGGCATAACAGTTAATGTTTCAAATATAAATAATAATACCCCAAATTCTAATGCACGTTTTACAAATTTACCACCACCAATTGCCATGAATAATGCTCCAATTGCCATAGTAATTGTACATGTAACAATAAATTTGTTAAATTCTCCAATGCCTTTTAATGCATTTTCTTTCATGTCATAGAACATAAGTACAGGCATTAATACTAATCCTTCAAATATCATTAAAACTATACCAAATTCTAAAGCAGCTTTTACAAATTTACCACCACCAAGCATAACAATTAAAGCACCAATAGACATAACAATTGCTGCACTAATCATAAATTCTGTCATTCCTTCCATAGCAATAACAGATTTCTTAATTTCTTTATCATTAGCTGATGTTTTTACAATTGTTTCATTTGTACTTTCCATTGCATCAGCTATTTTTTCATTAGCTGCTTTAATTTGTTCTGCTTTGTTACCAGTACCTATTATTTGATCAAATCGTTCATTTATTTTATTATAGGTATCTTCTAATATTTTAAGGTATTCATTAATATTAGCAGCAATTTCAGCAGGATTTTTAGATATTTCTTGAATAGAATTTATATTATCAATAATTGTTTTAATATCAGTAATAAAATTAGATATTCCTGTTAATGATGTCTTTTCAGGAATTTGTGTTTTACTAATATTTTCAAAAATATGATTTAATGATGTATTAATATATTTATTAAATTGACTTTTTTTAGTTGTTTCAGGATCGCCAAATAATTGTGCAATATCAACAATCTTTTTCTTAGCATCTTTATCTAATGTTTTCATTTTATTAATAATGTCAAAAACAATAGATATGTTTTTTAATGCAACTGATGTCATGAATAATTTTTTATTATCCAAATCACCTAATTTTAATGCTGAAATTGCCAATAATGATGATTTTAAACCACCTGCAATAAAATGAAATAAAAATAATGATTTAATTATTTTAGATCCATTTGTAATTCCATCTCCTAAATTATTAATCGATTCAAATACTGTTTTAAAAGATGTTATAATATGTTCAGTTTTTTCGATATTAATACCAAATTTTTGTTTACTTTTTGTAGAATTAAATGATTTATTAATTATTCCCAATAATGGTATTAATGTTGTTATTGATAATAAAATACCACAAAATACTCCAAATGAACTAACTAATTGTTTTAAATTATTTGAGGTTTTAATATTATCTAATTCTCTAAATAAATTACTAAATTTATTAAATATTATTGTAGTTGTTTCAAGATTAATACCGGATTTTCTTTTATCTTTTGTATGATTAAAGAATTTATTAACTAATGTAAATAATGGAGCACTAATTAATAATGTTCCTAAAATTTCATTAATTCCAATAATTCCATCACGCACATTTTTAACATTAACTTTTTTATCAGATAATGTTTTTAATGATTCAAAAAATGTTGTTAAAGCTTGTGCATTTTCACCAATATTATCAAAATTAATTTGAGAAAACTTAATTAACGAATCAATTGTGAATTCATCTATACCTTCAATCATTAATTTAAGTTTAGCTTCAGCTATTTCTTTTTCATTGTTTTTACGAATTTCTTTGTTTAATTCAAATAATTTTTCAGTTGTTTTTTCATATATTGATAATTTTTCAGTTAATTTATTTATGGATTTTTCATATTCAGATAAATTATCTATTATATTTGTTAATTTATCATTAATTAATAAATTAAAATTATCATTTATATTATACAATAAAGAATCATTTCCATCAAACAAAGATTCTTTTATTGCTAATGAATTATCAGCAATACGTTTTACTGCAGTAAAGATAATTTGATTTTCTTTATTAGTTAAACTTTGTTTAATTTCATCCAATATTTGAAAAATTGAATTGTTATCACCTAAAATTGATTTTTTATTTGCTTGAGCCTTTGATTGCGCTTGTTTTAAATCTTTTCCGTCTGTTGCTTTACCTGTATAATAAGATGCATTCATCATAGACATTGTTGTAGCAAATTCAAGAACATTTCCTTGAATTAAACTTAAAATATCAGGTTGACCTCCAGGTGTTAAAGTTTCACGTGATTCTTTAGGTAATTTTTTAGTATCAATTGTTTTCTTTGCCATTAAATAAATATATTATAAATTAACTTATATAAAAATAAAAATTGAATTTTATTGAAAAGTTTCTATATTATATTTGTAAGATTAACAAATTAAAATAAAATGATGGTATACGCAATTTTTTGTAGATATGAATATTTAGGAAAAAATGGAAAGACTTTTACAAAGTTTTTTAAAATTGATAATAATTATCAAATGGAAGATGAAGTAAAAGAGAGAATTAAAGAACTTAAAGAATTTTCTAAATCTTGTGATAGAATAACAAAATGTAAACATGAATTTAAATATGAATATGTTGATGAGACTTTATTTCTTCAACCTAAAATGAGACGTCCAAAGGGTAGACCTAAGAAATTTGAAAATGAAGAGCTAAATGGATATATTAAAACATTAAATAAATGTGGATATGTTAAAGTAGATGATAAAGATAAAAAAATTCTTTATAATGATATAGAAGCACAAAAATATATTCAAGATAACATAAAGGATAAATCAAAATGGACTAGATATTGGTATGATAATGATAATGTTCTTTATATAATTCTTAAAGATAATAATGATAAATTTTATGAATAGAATTTAATAATCATGGTAAAAATAGTATTTAAAAGTATGGATAAGAATAAAAAGAAAATTTTAAGTAAGAATAAAGTTGTTGAATATAATCCTGAAGAAGAAACATCATTAAATATTCAAATTGAACCAGATAAACATATAATTCCTATTAAAACAATTAATGAAGATTCTAATGTTATTGGAATAGGTTATGTAAAAGAAACATGTACATTATATATTCAATATCAATGTATGCATAAATCTATAGAAGGAATTGAACTTGGTATGCGACCTGAACCATTTGGATATTTTTATCATGACGTTCATAAATCTGTTTATAATAGTTTAATGAAATCAAAAAATAAAGGTAAATTTATTAATGATCATATTAAAACAAATTATATATATCATAGAGAATTAATTTGGACAGTTTAATAAAAATGGGGAACTCTGAAGTTCCCCATATAATTAGTTATCTTGAATATATTTTTGCATTTTATTTTTATCTTTTAAACCTATTGTTTTTGCAATTCTATTAAAATAATCTTGATTATTAGTAATTAATGCTCCACAAACTGTTATACATGTTCCAAGTACTTCTTCATCAGTAATTTTTTTAATATCTTCTTTTTTCTTAAATTTACCATTATCATCTTGACTTAATATATACTTGCTTACATAATCACGAAGTTTTTCACCATTAATTTTACAAATTTTAGCTAAATCTTTAAATACTTCTTGATTTGATTTTATAGCATCTGTTACTTCTTCAGCCGCTGCTTTTTGTGTTTCTGTTTGTTCACCTTCACCTTTATCTGAATCTTTAGATGTTTCTTGTTTTGGTCCATCATTAACACCTGCCTTTTCAATTTTAGAAGCTATTTGTTCATATTCTTTTCCACCATCAGGAAATTTCTTATCAATTAATCCTTTAAATTTTTCAGCTAATTGTTTACCTTCATCATCATTTTCCTTTTCCGATAAAGATTTTAATTGATTCCATTGAGACATACAATGATCTGGTATTTTAATATAATCCATATTTTTCATTAATCGTTGTACTTCAAATTTAACCTTTTCGAGTAATTCTTTAGAACCTTTTTCTGCGGCTTGTGCTTGTTCTTCAGCTGCTTTTTTAACTTCTTTATCTTTAGATTTTGCTGCGATATACTGACCAGTTGTAAATCCATTTCTAAGATCATCACTCCATTTTTGCATTGTTTGAGCAACCTTTTCAGTATTATATCCAAACATTTTACCTACAGCTTTCCAAAACTTTCCTTCTAATATTAATCCATCAATATCATAAGATTGTTCTAAAATATATTCATTTAAATTTTTCATATATTATATTATTTATTTTTATACTCTTTGTCTTGGTTGTATTCTAATTCCACTTAATGGAAATATTTCCCAATTATCTTCTCTTGGTCGCCAATGTTCTATAAATCCAATTGATTTTAGTTTTTTACAATCTTGAAAAGCATATTTCATTTTTGTATCATTGATTTCCCAATTATCTAAATCACCAATTTCTGTTAAGTTTATACATCCATTAAACATCCATGACATATCTAAAACATTGCTAACATTCCATTTTCCTAAATCTCCGACAGTTTTAAGATATTTACAATTTTGAAACATGGAATTCATTGATTCAACATTAGATACATTCCATTCAGATATATCAATTTCAGTAATATCTTGATCTTCAAATAAATGTGATAAATCTTTTATATTAGATATATCAATATCATTAAAATCAGTTTCTTTATTGATTATTTTTTTAAGAACTTCTCTTTTAAGTGTAGCTGCATCTCCTGGTTTTATTTTCTCATTTACTTTTGATTTAGAACCAATTTTGAGTTTCTCATTTATATAGTAATTAATATTATTCACGATACCATTTTGGTGGATTTTTTTCTAAAGGGCAATTATAAAATATATATTGCATTGTTTTAACTTTATCTGTATTCCAGTTAGAAATATTTCCATTTTTTCCAGAAAAACAAGAATATGCAAACATTGTATTCATATTTTTAACATTAGAAACATTCCATTCAGATATATTACCATCAAATTTTGACATTTTAAATAATCCTGCCATATTAACAATATTTGAAGTATCTATATCATTTAAGTTTGCTTCTAATCCTCTTTCTTCAATTAATTTTTTGATTATTTTATCTAATTCTTCTTTGTCTTTAGGATAATATTGACATTGATTATCACTAATTTTAGTTTTAGAACTTATTTTAAGTTTTTCTATAATATTAATCAAATTTTCCATTTATGATATTATTAAGTATTATATTTACATATGTTTTCTCTATAGATTCATCTGGGTCTTTTACACCATAAGTTAATTTAATTTGTTTATCAGATCTCATATTTTGAATCATCATAAATGATACATGTTTACTAGTATTTCTTTCTACACATGATACATTTATTTTTTGTGATGTTAATATTGAAACATAATATCTATATTTTTTTGTCATTGAATTACCAGCTATCATATCGGAAATTAATCTTAATTTAACCCCACTATATTTTCTTAATATGATATTTATAGCTTTTTTATAAAAAAGACTATCTTCATTAAATATAATTACTCCTTTAGAAAATTCCCCATTATATTCTTTGGCGAAATTATCAAAATTATCCAATTCTTTATGAACTTTAGAATTAGAATTAACTTTTAGCTTCTCAAAAATATATTGTTTTAAATTATTCATGATACCATTTTGGTGGATTTTTTTCTAATGGACTGGCAGAAAACATATTTGTCATATCTTCAACATTTGATACATTCCATTTTGATAAATCTGAATTAAATTTCATACATTTATAAAACATAAATTTCATATTTTTAACATTAGATACATTCCAATTAGACAAATCCGAATTGAAATTTTTACAGTTATAAAATATCCATTCCATAGTAGTAACATTAGATACATCCCATTTAGATATATCTATATTATGTGGATCTAAATCTTCAAATAACTCTGACATATCAGTTATTTCAGATGTATCAATATCATTTAGATCTGCATTTTCACCACGCTTATTGAATAATTCTTCTAATAATTTTCTAAGTTCAACTCTATCTTTTGGATAATAGCTATATTCACTAACTTTTGTTTTACTATTTATCTTTAAACCTTCTTGTATGTATGTTGTTATTTGTTTCATATTATTCTTTATACCATTTAGGTGGATTTTTTTCTAAAGGACATTTATAAAATATAAATTCTAAATTACAATTATCTTTTACATTCCAATTAGATATATCTCTATTAAAAGGACATTTATAAAACATACAATACATATTTGTAACATTAGATACATCCCAATTAGATATATCTCCATTAAAATTAGATTCCGAAAACATTGAACGCATATTAGTAACATTACTTACATCCCATTTAGATATATCCCCATTAAAATTTGGGCCTTCAAATAAATATGACATATCTGTTATTTTAGATGTATCAATATCATTTAAATCAGCATCTTTACCACGTTCCTTAATTAATTCAAAAACTAAATTTTCTAATTCTTCTCTATCTTTTGGGTGATACTTATATGAATTGACTTTAGTCTTACTATTTATTTTAAGACCTTCTTGTATGTATGTTGTTATTTGTTTCATATTATTCTCTATACCATTTAGGTGGATTTTTTTCTAAAGGACAATTGTAAAACATATCATGCATATCTTCAACATTTGATACATCCCATTCACTTAAATCTAAATTGAATTTTTTACAATTGTTAAACATATTATACATATCTTTAACATTCGATACGTCCCATTGCGAGATGTCTCCATTAAAAGATGAATCAGTAAA